AAGCGTATCGTCGGATCGTAGTTTATTATGGCATTGTCCAATACGGCGACGCCAAAATACTATGGTCTGTTCAGATCTGCGGTTCTTCGGGGTGAAATTCCGGTAAACCGGGAAATCGCCATGGAGATGAACCGGATAGACGATTTGATCGCCGATCCGAACTTCTACTACGACGACGCCGCCATTGAAGGGTTCATTCGCTACTGCGAGAATGAGCTCACCCTCACCGATGGTAGCGATTTCCACCTGCTTGATAGCTTCAAACTGTGGGCCGAAGCCCTTCTGGCCTGGTTCTACTTCGTCGAGCGTAGTGTCTATGAACCCAATCTCGACGGGCATGGTGGGCATTACGTTCGAAAGGTCATCCGCAAGCGACTAGTCAACAAGCAATACCTGATCGTTGCGCGCGGCGCTGCCAAATCGATGTATGTCGAATGCATTCAGAGCTACTTCTTGAATGTGGACACCTCGACTACGCATCAGATCACGACAGCACCAACCATGAAGCAAGCCGAAGAGGTCATGGCGCCTTTTCGAACAGCGATCACCAGAGCTCGCGGACCGCTGTTTCAGTTCCTTACCGAAGGTTCACTTCAGAACACGACAGGTTCCAGGGCTGCTCGTGTGAAACTGGCATCGACCAAGAAGGGCATTGAGAACTTCCTTACCGGTTCTCTTCTTGAAGTTCGACCGATGTCAGTGAACAAACTTCAGGGACTGAGGACCAAGATCTCCTCGGTTGACGAGTGGTTGTCGGGTGATATTCGCGAGGATGTCATCGGTGCGATCGAGCAAGGTGCCTCAAAGATAGACGATTACATCATTGTGGCCGTCAGCTCCGAAGGCACCGTTAGAAATGGTAGTGGCGACACTATTAAGATGGAACTCGCGGATATTCTCAAGGGTGATTACCACAATCCGCACGTTTCCATCTGGTACTATCGCTTGGATGAGATCGAGGAAGTCGCCGATCCGTCCATGTGGCTCAAGGCCAACCCAAATCTCGGGAAAACTGTCTCGTATGAGACCTACCAGCTTGATGTCGAAAGGGCTGAAAAGGCTCCTGCAACAAGGAACGACATCCTGGCGAAGCGATTTGGAATCCCGATGGAAGGTTACACCTATTTCTTCACATATGAGGAGACTATTCCTCATCGGAAGCGTGAGTTCTGGCGTCTTCCGTGTGCTCTAGGTGCCGACCTCTCGCAAGGTGACGACTTCACGGCCTTTACATTCCTCTTCCCTCTCAGCAATGGTACTTTTGGGATCAAAACTCGAAGCTATATCTCGAGCCTAACGCTTCTGAAGTTGCCTGGCGCCATGAGGGCCAAGTACGATGAATTCATCCAAGAAGGAAGTCTTCACGTGCTTGATGGAACCGTTCTGGATCTCATGGAAGTTTATGATGACCTTGAGCGGTTCTACACGACAAGTGAATACGAAGTTCGTGCTTTTGGTTTCGACCCCTACAACGCCAAAGAGTTCGTCACTCGCTGGGAAACCGAAAACGGCCCATTTGGGATCGAGAAAGTCATCCAGGGTGCACGAACGGAGTCTGTTCCTCTTGGCGAGCTAAAGAAGCTTTCCGAGGAACGAGCACTTATCTTCGATCAGGCTTTGATGGGTTTCGCCATGGGCAACTCCATCACTATCGAGGACACGAATGGTAACAGGAAACTTCTGAAGAAGCGGAACGACCAGAAGATTGACAACGTCGCGGCCTTGATGGACGCTTGGGTTGCCTACAAGCTCAACAAGGACTCGTTCGAATGATACAGCGAGGAGTTTGAAGATGGGAAGTCAGGGCGTCACGCAGGCCGTGGTCGTTACCAACAGCACTTCTGCCCCCATTCGGCCAAACCAGACGCTGGAGCAGATGGCGCTGTTCACCGAGGCCGGAGTGGCGATCAACCTTCCGGCGAAGGGCTCGGATGTCCTCCTGACCGGCTACAGCGCGCAGACGGCGGGAGCGCTTTCGGCAACAGACACCGTCAACAAGGCGCTGGCGAAGCTCGAGGCTCGCATCGCGGAGCTCGAGTCGGCCTAAAGAGAGGGAATCATCGAGCGAAATCTCAGCGTATTTCAGGAAGGAGGTGAGACGTGGCCGGAACATTCGAGAGGTTGAAGCACGCATGGAACGCATTTCTTGCTCGAGATGCGAACCCCAACCCCCAACTCCCGGCCTGGGATCTGGGAGCCAGTTATGGTACGAATCCAGGACGAACGCGGCTTCGATACTCGAATGAACGTTCGATCATCTCCTCCATCTACACGCGGCTGGGGATCGACGTTGCGGCGGTCGACATTCGTCACGTCCGGGTGGACGACAACGGCCGATATTTGTCCGACATCAACAGTGGCCTGAACACCTGTCTTCAGATCGAAGCGAACATCGATCAAGGCGCCAGAGCATTTCGACAAGACGCTGCCATGACGCTCTTCGACAAGGGTGTCATTGCGATCGTCGCTGTGGATGCGGATATGGACCCACTGAAAACTGGTGGCTACGACATACAGACTCTTCGTGTCGGCGAAGTTCTGACGTGGTATCCAGCGCATGTCCAGGTTCGTCTCTACAATGATCGAAAAGGCCTTAGGGAAGACATCATTCTTCCAAAGCGGCAGGTCGCCATTGTGGAGAACCCCCTCTATTTGGTGATGAACGAGCCGAACTCGACACTCCAACGACTCATCCGGAAGCTGAATCTTCTGGATGCGGTGGATGAGCAGTCGGCTTCGGGCAAGCTGGACCTCATCATTCAGCTTCCGTACGTCATCAAGACCGAAGCTCGACGAGCGGAGGCTGAGAAGCGCCGCAAGGAGATCGAAGTCCAACTCAAGGGCTCTCAGTACGGCATTGCTTATGCTGACGGCACTGAGAAGATCACACAGCTGAACCGACCGGCGGAGAACAACCTTCTCAAACAGATCGAATACCTGACCACAATGCTTTATGGTCAGTTGGGTCTGACGCCGGAGATTCTCAACGGTACAGCAGACGAAGCAACCAAGATCGACTACTACAATCGCACGGTCGAGCCGGTTCTTGCTGCCATCACCGAGGGCATCAAGCGTGTGTTCCTGACCAAAACTGCTCGAGCACAAGGGCAGTCGGTTGTGTACATTCGCGATCCATTCAGGTTGGTCCCGGTCAAGGACTTGGCTGAGATCGCGGACAAGTTCACTCGGAACGAGATCCTTTCGTCGAACGACATGCGAGGGATCATCGGCTTCCGCCCCTCCACCGACCCGAAGGCCGACGAACTGAGGAACAAGAACATTCCGGCCGAGGCACAACCGCAAGGAGATCTTCAAAATGGCAGCTGACTTCAGCGGCTACGCCACCAAGAGCGGTCTGAAGTGCTCGGACGGTCTGACCATCATGACCGACGCCTTCAAGATCAACGACGGTCAGCGTGTTCCTCTCGTCTGGCAGCACCAGTACAACAACCCGACCAACGTTCTCGGTCACGCGATCCTCGAGAACCGTAAGGACGGCGTCTACGCGCAGTGCTTCTTCAACGACACGGAGCCGGCGAAGCAGGCGAAGGCTCTCGTCAAGCACGGTGACGTCACCTCGCTGTCGATCTACGCCAACAAGCTGGTCAAGCAGGGGATGTCGGTTGTCCACGGGGTCATCCGTGAGGTCAGTCTGGTCGTTTCCGGTGCCAACCCGGGCGCGCTCATCGACAACGTGGTGCATGGTGATGACGACGACTTCAGGATCGTCGATGATGCCGTCGTCTACTACCCCGAGCTCAAGTTCGAGCTGCACCACGCCGACGACACGACGGACAAGGACGACAAGGTCCTGGTTCACGCCGACGACACGGCGTCGAAGACAGTCGCCGAAGTCTTCGACACGCTCAGCGACGAGCAGAAGCGTCTCGTCTACGCCATGATCGGTGTCGCGCTCGAGCAGTCGGCGACCTCGGGTGACGACGACACCAATTCCACGCAGCACGACTCCAAGGAAGGGGAGCAAGTGCCTCGCAACGTCTTCGACCAGTCCCAGGACAAGCCCAAGGACCAGGCCCTCTCGCACGCGGACATCCAGGGAATCGTCGCCGACGCTCAGAAGGTCGGCTCCCTGAAGGAGGCCGTCGAGGTCTACGCCCTGAAGCACGGCATCGAGGACATCGATGTCCTGTTCCCGGACGCCAAGCTGCTCCAGGACAGCCCGGACTTCATCAAGCGTCGTACCGAGTGGGTCGCTGGCGTCCTCGGCGGTACCAAGAAGAACCCGTTCTCCCGGATCAAGACGATCTTCGCGGACATCACCCAGGACGCCGCCCGGGCGAAGGGTTACATCAAGGGGACCCTCAAGCAGGAGGAGTTCTTCGGGGTCACCCGCCGAACCACCACGCCGACCACGATCTACAAGAAGCAGACGCTCGATAGGGATGATGTCCTGGACATCACCGACTTCGACATCATCGTCTGGCTCAAGGGCGAGATGCGCCTGATGCTGGACGAGGAAATCGCTCGCGCCGTCCTCATCGGTGACGGTCGTGCGATCGAGTCGGCGGACAAGGTCAAGGACCCGGCGGGCGCGTCGGACGGTGCCGGCATCCGGTCGATCCTCAACGACCACGAGATGTACGTCACGACGATCAACGTCAACGTCGATGACGCGAACTCGAGCCCCGACGAGATCGTCGACGGCGTCGTCAGCGGGATGCGCTTCTACCGCGGCACCGGCACCCCGACGTTCTTCACCACGCTCCCCGTCCTCACCAAGCTGCTGCTGGCGAAGGACACCCTGGGTCGACGGCTGTACCCGACTCAGGCCGAGCTCGCCTCCGCGCTGATGGTCGATCGGATCGTCACGGTCGAGCCGATGGAGGAGATGACCGACCTCCTGGGCATCATCGTCAACCTCCAGGACTACGTTCTCGGCGCCGACCGCGGTGGCGAGGTTTCGATGTTCGACGACTTCGACATCGACTACAACAAGATGAAGTACCTCACCGAGACCCG